TTTTATTATAATCTCGTTTGCTTGCTCTAGTGTTTCGTGTGGGTCTTTTTCTAGGTTCATTGATTTACCTTAAAATTTCGTATTCTCTGTTAACACTTAAACTACTTTGGCAATACTCATCATCGCAATGTGCTTGGTTGCCTTCGCCTAGCGCGTAAATGTACAAATTTGCTAGTCTGTCGGCTGTATAGTAGTTTTCTAGCCCATCCCATGCTTTTATGACTTCACCGCATGGATGCTTGATGTCTAAAGATATGCCGTACTCATCTTCCATGATTAACACGTCACGCCCTTTTCTAGTTCCGTCGAATAGTATGTTCATCGCTCTAACGCTCTCATTAAGTCATGAGTCATGCTCTCAACAGCAAACCATGCACACCAGTTATAGAACTGTGTTACATCGTCGGTTGGCTTGTTTAGCTGTGCTCCTGTTTCGTTCTCGAATTCGGTGAGTGCGTTCATTATTGGAACTAGGTTTTGTTTGGCAAATGGAACTGTTTCACTGTAGTAGGTAAAACCGCTTATGCCTGAACCTGCATCTTGATAGTCGTCGATGTATTCGCAAAGCTCGTCCCAGTCTGCACCGAGTTGGTCTAGGACTGCTTGATAAAGCTCAGGATGAGCGCAAGTTGATAGGAATTTATCTTGTGTGATTGTTTTCATTTTATATCTCTCTTTGTTTGAACATGTGTAGTATATAAAGGATAACTTTATAATGCAAGTGTTTTTGTTAAATAAAGTCTTAGACTTTTGTGAACAGTAAGGAAGTTAGAGTTTTATTTTTTTTTGAAGTTAAATCTATTAGAGAATTGGTGTCGATAGCTTTTATATATGAATGAGAGTGAGCTAGTTGGTTAGGAAAATTAGGTTATATCTAAAAGGTATATTTATGGGTGCTGAACATCAAAGGACTTTTAAGAATATAGAATTAGTACGGAAAATGAGTGCAAATGGGATACCGAAGACTAGTATTGCTAAGATTATTGGTATTAGTGTTGATACTTTAGATAAACATTATGGACATGAAATAAGAACAGCTCATCCCGAGCATATTAATAAGATAGCTAACAAGGCTGCTGAGCTTGCACTAGAGGGTAACGATAAAATGATCTCTCTTATATTAAAGACTCAAGGCGCACGCTATGGATTCGTTGAAAAACAGGTTATAGAACAACAAGATAGCAAAGCAATGGAAGAGTTAGCGAGTAAAGTTAAAGCTCTTGAGAAGGACGCAGAGGCGGATTACTGAGCTATATAATAATGACTACTTAGTTAGCTAGTTAATTAAAGTACACAACATTTAACATAACGTGGAACTAGTTAATAGTTCGTTAAATAAGTATGAGTTAACTATAGTTATTCAAATAATATGACAGCTAGCACAGGTCTGCTCTTGCTAGCAAAGTTGAAACTTAATGTTTTCCGGAAGACAAACTATGGGGTATACCCCCTTTTAGGGCAGGGGTCTATAATTCTAGGAGTCCCCCACCAACACCACCCACACAATCCCAAAAACATCTGCCCAATTTCTAACCACCCTCATACAATCATCAATCCAAACCAACATAAAAAAACCAAAAAATATCTACTAAACCAATAACTAATACTATATACTAAAAGGTTAACCCAAATAATATTCATACATACAAGCTTTATTTAATATGAAAGCCATAACCAGAAACTTAATCCAAACAAAACTATCAAAGCCAAGAACTTACAATAATATGACCATCCAAAAACAAATACGCCATGCAAAGAAAAGTTTTCTAGTAATGGATGACAAACAAAGAATTATTGGTCGGTTTAAATCGCTTAAAATAGCTAAACAATTTATCAACGAATACAAAGCCTACTAACATAATCCCAATATTACGTTACTTAAAATACATAACTAACACTAAGGAAACCAATGAAACTAGAAATAAAGTCAGTCGAGGGAAATATCTTTAGCAATGACAAATCTTGAGCAATCGGTAATGTGGGCAGTTAAAGCTCTCTATACTTTTGGCAAATGAAATTAATCCGAGAAATCCAAACAATCCTAACCGGAATGTTTATCGCTTTACCCATTGCAAGCACTGTAGAGATGCCGTGGTATGACTTATTTTTCTTCTCTATGGGAATTACGATGGTAATAGACGAAATCTATCGCATACGGAATAAATAATAACTTGAACTTTATTAAATAAAAGTTTATATTACTAATCCAACATTTACTCCTGTGCGTTGGTTTCTGGCTTAACAGGGTAACTCTTTGGTTGCTAGGCTTCATGGGGATTCCTGTTTGGTCGAGCATCGTAGGTGAAAGCCCTACTTAAGCCAGATTTAACATTCTATTCCCAGATAGCTCAGTTGGTAGAGCGCGTGGCTGTTAACCACGTTGTCGTAGGTTCAAGTCCTGCTCTGGGAGCCATGAGGGACATATGATTTATATTATTATTTCCTTGGCGTTTATCTGCCAATTTCTAACAGCAATTATACTTTATAAATTAATCAAAACATGTGACTCCCACAGAGAGCAATTAGCCGGAGTTATCCATATGTATACACGTCTCGTGGGTGAAATCGAAAGGAACAGATGCAAAATGAGTGACTGGCCGACTACTGATAGTTCGGTGACTCTTTGGAGGGATGAATGAAATACGAAGTAGGAAAAACCTATTACCGTGTCAGAGATAACTCAACGATATTTACTTTTAAAATAGACAAGCTTGTTCGTGTTCCGGTTAACCATCCAGACTACGGACCATTCAAGGACACTTATTACAGTAAAGATATAAAAGTTATAGAAGACTGGCATACGAAATCAGACAAGAACGATATTATTTTTGAGCATAAAAATGATGCAATAGATTACGTTATTAAAGAGCTTCAAAAACAAAAGGCCAGTCATGAGTAAATATAAAGCAGGAGATAAAGTCATATACAAGCCCAAAAATGAAGAGGGAGTTGTTACAATCGTTAAAAATGTTGTAATTGATGGACTTTATCAACAATCAGTATGGGTTAGGTATGATTATCAGCACCCATCTGCTAATGGTCAATTAACTAATATTACAGATTTGGAACATATAAATGACTAACTACGCAAAAGGCTGGACACCAGAAATGTCCCCAGAAGAAACCAAGAACCTAGCATACTGGGAACGCAATATGTTGGCTTTGATGCTGGCTAACGAAATCAATGAACAATGCGGGTTTAATCTAACTTGCGGATGGTATGCCCATGGAGAATGGAAAGGTTGGTCGCGAGTCATTTCAATTTGGAATGGATATATTACATTCCACGTCCCAGACGATTTTGACATGGGAGACTTGCCTGAAATAAAACCAAACTGGGATGGTCACGACACGCAAGAGAAATGGAAGCGTATAGCTGAGTGTTGTGGGGTTGAGTTATGAATAACCTAGACTATTTATTTCCACCAAAAATTTCTAAACAGTTATCAAGGGCTTTCAAATTTGCAGACTACTATCATACAGGGCAGTTAAGAAAATACACTAATATGCCTTACATTACGCACCCTTTAATGGTTTCAGCAAAAATTAGTATACATACCGACGACATTAATATGCTTCAAGCAGCATTACTTCATGATGTTGTTGAGGATACTTGCGCGACTTTAGAGCAAATTAAAATAGAATTTGGTGGGGAAGTAGCCCTATATGTTGAAAATTTAACCGATATTTCAAAATCAACTGACGGCAATCGTGCGGTTAGAAAAGAAATAGATAGACAGCATCTAAGTAAAGCCACGCCAAAAGCTAAAACTATTAAGCTAGCAGACTTAATTGATAATACATCAAGTATTGTTTCTTATGATAAAGATTTTGCTAAAGTTTATATGCATGAAAAAAAGCTTTTGTTAGAAGTTTTAAAAGATGCTAGCCATCCTGAGTTATGGGAAGAAGCTAATTCAATTGTGGAGAATTATTATGAAGGGTAAACAAGACTACAATTCCCTGCAAGAAGCCTTACAGGTTTTTAGGGAGCATGGCGTTAAAGAGCCAACTTATTATGATATAGATTTGAGGAATGCAGCAAAGAAAATAGAATCAGGTCACAAGCTAATTCACGATATAAGACCATCTCCTAAGCATACTAAACTTATGAGGGAAATATTTAAAAAGGGATAAATAGCATTATGAGCGAGCCACATCACAAACTAGAAAATCTTTACTATAAAGACGGTAAAGAGTACTGCTTATCACCAAAATGCATGAACGAGTGCGGAAGGCGTCTTAGTCGAGATGAAAGAAAAGAAGTAATTCGGGAAGGCAAGATTGTAGTTTTTAGGCAGTTTTGTGGCGACACAGGCCAGTTGCAAATGCTACCGGAACAACCTGAGCCAGTTAAAAAAAAACATATGATTTAGACAAATTAACTAGATGGTAGGGAATAAAATGCGGATGGATTCGATTAAGATTAAAAGTCATGCAATAGAGCCTCTAAAAGACATTGAAGAAATGTTTATATGTTTCTGGAATGCCTTGGATGACGAGTATTTTGCTTATGCAGACCAAAGTAAAGACACTGCCTATTATTATAATTTGTTAAAAGTAAATTTTGAGGCAGCCGCGATGTATGCTAAAAAATGCTACCGTTTAATACATGAGGATGAAGATTTTGAATTTAATGAATGAAACCAGAGGTTTTATAAATAATAATCCGGGCAATATCAGGAAGGGCGTTCACTGGAAAGGTGAAGTAAAAGGTGCTGATAGCGAATTCGAGGTGTTTTCTAGTGTAGAATACGGAATTAGAGCCATATACAGATTGCTACACACTTATTATTTTAGAAGAAAATGCAAATCTATAGCCGCTATTATTAACAGATACGCACCAAAAACAGAAAACCCAACTGACAATTATTTGCGATATGTATTAGATGATATGGGCAAACAAAATGATTATGCTTATAAGTTAATTCAGGAACATGGTGCCGACTTAGACCCTTTTAAGCATTCTCTAACTGACGAGCTTGTCATGTCAATAATTGGGTTTGAAAACGGCATGAATCCATTCAATATAGACTTCATAGCCAAATGCACACGAATTGATTAACAGGTTTATCCACAGAAAATGTGGATAAGTATGCGCTAGTAGCTTAATTGGTTAAAGCAAGACTGCATATGGTGTCTCTCGGTCAATACTGGTTCGAATCCAGTCTAGCGCACTTTTAATGATTTAATGTGATTTTATAGGAATTTTGCTACACTTTTACTAAATTTTAGAGGGATTTTAGGGTAATGACGGACGATTTTAGTGATAACTTTGCGCATTATGAGTTACGTGCTAAATTAAAAGGCAGTTTGCTTTTATTTACACGAACCTTTTTCAAGGAAATAACTGGTCGAGATTTTATCATTTCCAACCCCAAAGGCCGTGAAAGTCACTTCATCACCATAGCAAAGGCATTAACCAAAGTATCAAGACTTGAATCACTTAGGTTAATTATCAATCTCCCACCAGGACACGCGAAAAGCACCATGCTTAGTTTCTGGGTAGCGTGGTGTATGGCAAAATATCCTGACTCAAACTTTTTATATATTTCTTATTCTAAAACAATTGCTGCTCACCATACTGAATTTATCAAACGGATAATGTCTCTAAAAACTTATAATTTGTTATTTGGCGTAAAGCTCAGAGAAGATTCACAAGCAAAAGACTCATTTAAAACAGAGCAAGGTGGGACTATTGGGGCATTTGGTGCGGCTGGTTCTATTACAGGTTTGAATGCTGGATTGCCTGGCCTTGATAGGTTTTCTGGGGCAGTAATATTGGATGACAGCCATAAACCCGATGAAGTCACGAGCGACACGATAAGGGAAGGTGTAATAACGAATTACCGTGAAACAATTATGCAACGCCCACGGGGTGTAAATGTTCCAATTATCTTTCTAGGCCAAAGACTACATGAACAAGATTTGCCGGGTTATTTGCTAGAAGGTGGAGACGGTTACGAGTGGGATAAAGTAATACTTAAAGCCATAGATGATGCTGGAAATGCTCTATACCCAGAAGCTTTTCCGCTTGAAATGCTGCGCAACAAACAGAAAACAGACCGTTATGTATTTGCATCTCAGTTTCAGCAAGACCCACAACCTGCTGGCGGTGGCTTGTTTATGGCCGAGGACTTCCCAATTTTAGAAGAATGCCCAGAAATTATTACAACTTTTATTACAGCCGATACTGCCGAAACTGCCGACCCAAGAAATGACGCTTCCGTATTTTCATATTGGGGACTTTATGAGATAGAAAATGAGGGTGTAAAAAGCGGAATGATGGGGCTTCACTGGTTAAATTGTGTTGAAATACGAGTAGAACCGCGCGATTTAGAAGACGAGTTCATGAACTTTTGGCGCGAATCTTGCCGAATAAACCAAGTTCCTCAAGCTGCATATATTGAAAAGAAATCAACCGGCGTCACTCTGATATCCATATTAAAGGGTGTGCGTGGACTTAAAATTAAAGAAATTCAAAGAACTCGCAAGTCAGGAAGTAAATGCCAAAGATTTATCGATGCTCAGCCCTATATTGCATCACAAAGAATATCATTGCCTCATAACGCATATCATACTGAAATGTGTGTTAATCACATGAAAAAGATTACCAATAACGACACACATGCGCATGATGATATTGCAGATACTTGCTCTGATGCGATTAACATTGCTTTAGCTAACAACTTGTTAAATTTTGCTGGTGCAAACACTTATACTAAGAAGAACTTATCAAAAGAAGCCGCTTTAAAATACAAAAGAATATTAAAAGCCAAACGAAATGCTCATAGAAAAAGGATTTAATCATGCGTGTATCAAAAAAACACAAAAGCCAGTTAGAAGCTATCAAGGACACTGTAGGTGAAAGTTATCAATATTTTGAACCTAATTTCAGGCGTTATCATGAGTTCAAGAAGTTTGTATACAAAACAACTTTAACCGAAGATGAGTTGACTGTTTTAGAGTCTTTGGATAAGCCTCAAATTGAATTCAACATTATGGAAGCTTATATAAGTAGACTAAGAGGTGAGTTTTCCAAAATGCAGCCTGGTTTTGTAGTTCGTGCGCAAGATACAGTAGATTATATAGACCCCAGGCTTATCAAAGTATTAGAAGGCCATTTCAGAGCTATGTTAAGCGACGCTGACAATGATGGTTTTTCCTATGACGTTTATACAGACTTACTTGTTGGCGGTTTCAGCGTTGCCGAAGTATACACTGATTACATATCAGAAATGTCGATGGATCAAAAAATATTTGTTGAAAGAGTGTTCGACCCTACTCTGTGCGGCTTTGACCCATTAGCCAGAAAATCGCATAAAGGTGATGGCCAATATGCCTTTCAATTGTTCCCAAAAACAGTCGAAGAAGCAGTTGATATTTATGGTTCAGATATTAAAAAGGGACTCAAATATGCGCGTAATGTTCGTGGGTTTAATTGGTCATATCGTTCGGGTAAAAACGATATTATCCTGATTTGTGATTATTATAAGAAAGAATATAAAAAGAAAAAAATTACAAAGCTTACGAATGGTCGAGTAGTAACCGTTGACGACTATGAAATGTTATTAGCAAGATGGGATGAAATAGGTGGCTTTACACAAGCACCACAGCCAGTTGGCAAGATAAGAACAACCGAGCTTGAGACAATCAAGAGATTTAGGTTTTCTGGTGCTAAAATGATTGATGTTGTTGACACTAATTATTCTATGCTGCCATTGGTTTTCTTTGATGGAAACAGTGTGGTGTTGAGGGATAATGAGGATTCACCAGCGCAACAAATGACAAGACCGTATGTATACAATTTAAAAGATACGCAAAGGCTTAAAAACTTTGCTGGACAATCATTGGCTAACGAGCTTGAAAATACGGTTGAGCATAAATTCATAGCTTCAATTGAGTCAGTACCGGAAGATTACTTAGACGCTTATGTAAATGTACAAAAACCAAGCACGTTACTATATAATCAATTTATGGATGGCGACCCCTCTGTCCCCTTGAATGCACCGAGGGAAGTGGTAAGGACACCAATACCGCCAGAAATATCAGCCACCTTCCAAATGACTGATAACCTTATGCAGTCTATTCTTGGCACGTATGATGCAGCACTTGGTATTAATAATAAAGAATTGTCTGGGGTAGCCATTATGCAAGGAGCCATGCATTCAAATAGTGCATCGATGCCTTATACAGTAGGATTTATAAAAGGACTTAACCGCGTAGCTAAGATTGCTTTAGATTTGATTCCGAAATACTACGTTACGCCACGTTCTTTGCCGGTTGTGCATACTGACGGCAAAAGAACCTATGAAATTATTAATAAACCCAATTCTGTAAACATTAACTTTGATGCCAAAGGGCTAGGTGTAAAAGTTGAAGCAGGTGTTAACTTTGAGGTACAAAAACAAATAAGCTTGGAAACAATGATTCAGTTAATGCAGACATCTGAAACATTCAAGGCGTTTATTAATAAAAAAGGCATACCAATTCTGTTAGATAATATTGATATTCGTGGAATTGATGCGCTTAAAGAACAAGTCGGGGAGTTCATGCAGGAAATGGAACAGCAAGAGCAAGCCGCTATGGAAATGCAGCAAAAACAAGCTCAACAACAGCTAGACCCGAATCAAATTATGGCTGCACAAGTAGAAGTTGAGAATAGAAAAGTAGAGCAAAAGTCACGCGAAGCTGAACTTAAAGCACAAGTTGATTTGACTAAAATTGCTGCTGACGATGCAGTTAAAAACAAACAGGCTGATATCGATTTCATTGAAGCAATGGCAAAAATTGATAATCAAAACATAGAAACGGCTCTAAAGCAGGAGCAAATTGACGCTGAAAATACTAGAAGTGCTGTAGATATGGCTATGAAAGTTGCAGGACATCAACAAAAAAATACTGACACTATCAAGGTAGAAGATGAGGAAATGTGACTTTATAATAGATGTTGAGGCAACAAAAAAGGAGAATAAGTTAATCATTTTATGTGTTCATGAAGAATCAGATTACCATGGAGTAATCGAATTCGAAGATGAAACAATAAGGGAAATGATTGAGCCTATTCAAACTTTTCTTTGGGAAATGCAATGCATGGCTGAGCATGTTCAGTGGAAATCAGAGGAATTAAAAAATGGCAAAGAATTGGATTAAGGGAGCCATCAAGAAAAAAGGTAGCTTAACGGCTGCTGCTAAAAAAGCAGGTGAGCTAACCAAAAAAGGCGATATTAAAGATTCTTGGATTGATAAAGTAGCTGCGAACAAAGATAATCGTTATTCTACTAAAATGGAACGCAGGGCTGAGCTTGCGAAAACATTAAAAAAGATGCGTAAGAAAAAGTGAGGGAAAGATGCCATTAGCTAAAGGGGTAAGTTATTTATTTTTAATTTTTTCATAATTATGCGAATAACCATGACATATGTGATGATTATGCTCTAAACTATGGCAGTTAGGGCATAAAATTTCTAAATTTGATCTATCGTTATTCTTTCTATCTCGATCTTTGTGATGAATGCCTAAGATATGCGTATGATCGCCATATCCACATCTTTCGCATTTTTTGATTAAGCCTGATTTTTTTAAAGAAGCTCTAGCAGCGGAGAAAGAAACTTGGCCTTTATCAATTTTTTCTTTATGAAAACATTGAAGTGAACAATATTTTTTTTTCCTTGATTTAGGCACGCTAAACGTTGCTTTGCAATATATACATTTTCTTTCTTCTTTAAATCCAGTTCTTCTTTGAATAAGTCGACATTTATTAGAACAATATTTAGCGGTGTTTTTTCTGTGATTTATAACTTCAAATGGACTAGAGCAAATATGACATATTATTTGTGATTTTTGGCTGGTACCTTTTGAAGTGCAACTTTTAGAGCAATATTTTGCATAAACAGCGCGAGAAGCTGTTCTTTCAAATGATTTGTTGCAACATAAACATATAAGTGTTTTATTTTCTCCTTTTGGATTTCTTTTTCTTCCTTTAAGTGCTTTTGCAGAACATGATTTAGAACAGTATTTTGTACGTTTTAATTGAGATTCTTTATGGAGATATATTTTGTTACAATAATTACAGTTACGAGATAAATATTTAGGCATCAATTAAGCATTTCAGGCAGAATAAAGAAGGATAGTAGCAGATATGAATAAAGCTAGCAAGAAAAGGGCCGTGGGTACTGCATATGGTGAAGCTGATTTAGCCATTGATAAAGCCAAAAAGAAAAAAGTTAAGCATATGGACGTTAAAGCTGATGAAAAATTAATCAAAAAAATGATTAAAGAGTTAGTCAAAGCAGAAGCTTTAAAAGCAAATAAGAAAAAAAAATAACACTTTATTTAATATAAGGGTTTACAAATAGTTAAATATATTTGCTATACTCCATATAAATATCGACTATGCGATTAATCATAGGCCAAATACGCATCTATGCGGAAAAATAGGCGTAACTAGAACGACTCTAGGATATTACGGTCACACCGGAAAATCGTGAGGTTTCAGATGGACAAAGAGGTAGTTGCAGAAGAATTGCAAAATACTAACACGGAACAGTTACCCGAAGAAAAAGAAGGTGCTGCGCCGGAAAAAATGCTTCCTGAATCCCGTGTGATTGAGCTTATTAAAAAAGCCAAATACAAGGGAGAAAAGAAAATGCAAGATAAACTTGAAGCGGTTACTCAAGAGCTTGAGCAATTACGCGGACAATCAGAACCACAACAAGCTGCGCCACAGCAATCTATTGGGGGAATGCAACAAGTTGACCCTGAGCAGATTAGGCAGCAAGTTATGGAGAAGATTAAAGAAGAAATGCTTGAGCAACAGAGACAACAGCATCAAGAAATGTTGCAGAAACAAGCTCAGGAAGTAGCGGATAGCTTTTATAACAAAATGGGACAAGGCAAAGAAATGTTCGATGATTTCGACGCTGTAACGTCTGATTTTGAGCCAAATGCTTTCCCTGAATTAGTAT